ATCGGTGGTTTGGTGTAACCATTGCATCAATGTTTTTACCAATGATAGAAATCATCTTTCCTTTATACGGTTCATTAACAACACGTTGGACCGGTTGATATTCTATAACATTTGTATCTGTGTTTAATGACGGTATAAGTTCACCAAGTTGAACATCTTTTATGAATTTCCAACCAGATTTTGTTAGAATCTGTGCTGTTGGGCGATTGCACTCTGGGTGGTCAAGCTCTCCCAAGGCACGATTTTCTTTGATTTGATTTTCTTGATATTTCTTTACTTCACGTATGAGAATTTCTTTCGGATAAACTCTACCATTTTGATTTTTTGCCTCTGCTCGTTGGAGAACACCCGAAACGATTACTTTGCCAGTTCCCTGCTTTAGTTCATTAATTTGTTGAGGATTTACAATGAAAAGCATTGTGTCTACTAGTAATTGTTTCATTTTACGCACCTAACTCATTAATTTTTTTAGAAATACGATTTAATCTTTCACTAATTTTATATAACCTAGTGTGAGAAGAAGACCAAAGTGTTCTTTGATCCACACCCATTTCCATTTTTAAACGAGATGAATGACCAACGATTCTTTCAATTTCATAAATTGCACGATTTATTTCTTTTATAGATTGATTAATTTTCTGATTTGTTGTTCTTGTTTCATCTGTCTTGTACGTTTTATATGATGCCTCGTGTAATGCAGACATCGCTAGCTTATATGCAGATTCTTGTGTTGCATATTGTTTGTATGTTATTGAGTGTTTTCTTTTTGCTTTTGGTACAATCTTATATCCATACTGTTCTGCATTATCTTTTGTTTGTGCATCAAATTCTTCCTTACCTTCACCAGATTCTGGTGAAAATGCCTTTGGAGTTTCATAGCCGGCAACCATACCGGTTACACTCATTTCGTGCATTTCATCTTTAAATTTTTTAAAAGATTCTGATTCTTTTAATTTTTGTATAAACTTTTCTACGTTCATAGTATCACCTAATCAGTTGATTACGAATTAAAGCATAAACAGTTCCAGTATCTACCTTAACACTTGAAAGAGAAAGTTCAACTATACCATTACTACCAGTAAGAGTTGAAAGTGGTAGTGTTCCACCGGCAGAAAGTGATGCTGTTCCAATCGTTCCAACCGGTACAATAACACCACCTACACCAAAATTTGAACTTGTAAAATTGGTTGTCCCCGATCCACAAGTTATTGAGTATAAAAACTTTCCAGGGTGTCCTTTTCTTTCAAATTCATTCCTAGCATCTGTTCCATAATTGTAGGGTTGTATTCCCGTTGTATCTGCCATTACTTAACTCCATCTAAATCATTTATCAAACTATAATATCTTAAAAGAGCGGAAATATGACTTTCTTCTACATTTTTAAGTGTTTTGTATTGTTCTAATAATTCAATCACTTCTGTAAGTTTTATCTTTAAAGACTTATCACTTATTGATTTCATTTTAAATGACAAAACTTTTTTAATTTTTATCGCATCTTCCTTAATCATTTCTTTAAAGTTATTGGTATTACTTACATTACCAATGTATTCACGGAGTAAATTCTTTTGTTCTGATGAAAGATTCCCATATTTTTCATTAAACTTTTCTACAAGTATTTTATAAGAAAGTAAACGTATTTCTTTTGGTTCATTTGATATAGAAGAAACATCGTCTACAATACGTGATTTCTTATCGGATGCCATGTTCTCAATTATAGTAACTTTTGAACGAGTAACTTCAATTGGATTATCCAATTCCGTATATTCAAATATCTTATAAATTGATGCTAGAAGTTTATAGTTTTGAACTTTAGTTTGAAAGAAATTATTTACATTAAAATTTTCGTTTATCGATTTTATCAACTGATACTTTTCGTCTTTAAGTTTCATTTTATCAATTTTCTTTCGTGCCTTCAGGACTGCTTCGATTAACATCATTGCCTTTGAATCAGATGAAAATCTCTCTTCACATAAGGTTTTATACAAACTATATTCTTTCAACAGTTCACTATTCTTGTTAAAGAATTTTTTAAGAATAGATATTGCAACAGATTCGTTTGCAGAAATTATATCCGATGTTATTTGTCTTGTTAAAAGTTCAAATAACATACCCGTATTTTTAAATTTTGAATGTTTAATCTTCTTCATTGATAGTTGCCCATGAGTGTGTATTCATTAAATAAATATAGTTGTAATTACATTTCTTCCAATAAATTAGACTCATTTAATAAATTTGATTCTTCTTTTTCTGTATCGGACGTTGGCTTCAAACTTTCAGAAATAATAGATTTCGTCTTTATCTTAATACTACTCATACTATTCAAGATATCCAGCATTTCTTTTGTAAGTTCCTGATTTTCAGTTGCAAGTGGTGAATTTCCTTTATAGTTGTATTTTGGTGATAAATTCACGTCTAAAGTCTTGCTAATATTCTTACGACCTAATGGATCTCTCCCAAATGGACTTGCATCAGTACCATAAGTAGAACCATGTTCTTTTGGTCTACCTGATCCTGGCCATCCACCTTCTGGGACTTCTACATCATTGATAGGTTGTGATTTCTTACCACCGTAGATATTCATGGTAGCCAAATCGTGTGGTGTTCCAAATGATTCTTTTGTTATGGTGGGATCATTTCCTTCACTTTCAATTTGTTTCTGACGGAATTGAAGTTTGATATCTTCAATAATTTGATTCTTTTCAAATTCCGCCTCATCTTCTGAAAGATTAAAGATGTGTGAATAGATATACTTCATAGATAAAAGTTTCTTTTCTATCAATGAGCCAGCAAGGTCTACCCTTTCTTTCATCAACGCAATCTTTTCTTGTTCATAAATGATAGATGGTCCAGTTAAACTCAATTCAAAGTTAACGAGATCGGAGTTTTCATAACCTTGTGCATATAAGTGTGCAATAGCAATCTTTGTCAATTCGGAAACAACAATACGTTGAATTCTTTCAATTGTTCTTGCAAAACGAATATCGAGTGTTGCAAGTGTTGCCTTGCCTTCGAGTGATTCATCAAATCCAAGATACGCCTTTGGAACTTTAAGGGCAGCAAACATCTTACTTTTCAAATACTCAACGTCTTCGATTGCTTGGTATTGAAGGCCTGGTAAAGTTTCAATCGCAGTACCGGCTTGTCCACCACGAACAGGAAGATAAAAATCTTCAAGTATATTTTGCATATTGTATTTAAGATTATATTGCCCTGTTTGTTCATTTACCACAGGAGTTTTCTTCATTTGATTCATGATATTTTGCATATATTGATCAACTTCTGCCGGTGGGATATTACCAATATCAATTTTAAATACACGTTTTTCTGGTGCCCGCATGATGCGGTGAATCAACATTGCATCTTCCATGAGAACAAGTTGCTTGTAAAGTTTACGACCACCTTCTAAGATTGACTTACCATACGGTAAGAAGTTTGTGTCACCCAAAAGACGGAAGTGAGCCACTTCATAATTTTCAAATCCACCTTTACCAAGTGGACCTTCATATATAAACGTTGTCATATAGATATGTTCAGGATCAGTTCCCTCCTCACGTTGCATTTCATAAGGAGAAAGCGGTACTACGTTTGTAACACCAAGACCTTCTTTGATGTCTAAATACAAGTAATTGTCACCATACTTACAAAGGTTACGAATCCACGGCCACAAATTATACTCAATATTTAGAATATCGTAGAAAAGGTTTTGAAGAATCTTACGAATATTATCATTATCCGTCTTGATTGTTAAAACATTTCCTTGATCATTTTTGAGGGTAGATTCATCTGCATAAATGTCAAGGGCAGATGAAACAATTGCATCTGTGTCCATTGCTTCATAATCAGTATAAAGATCAATCTTTGTTGCTGAAAATGAATTGTATTGGTTATAAATAGAGATAGGGGTTCCACGTGTTCCGTGAAGACGACCATATCTATCAATTACTTTTGAGGTATGTGGATTTCCATCTGCTTGATAACGGGCAGTATCGATTACTTTGAGTTTCTTGCCCCCGACATTTCGCACGATTACATTTGTGCTAAACAGGGTACGGAGACGGTCAAATAATGATTTTTGTTCAGCCATTCTAACTCTCACTTTCTACATTTAGTAATCTATAATTATAAATATCATTTTTTTTTGAATATAACGTTTTTTTATAGTAACCAAGTTAAATCTTCTCCCGGTTTTGTTTCACCAACGTCAAGAGACCAACCAGCTTCTTTTTTAATGTTTGCGTGATTTGATGCATTATAAACTTGTGTTGATTTTCTCATATACTCTAAACTTAATTTTGTCTTGGTGAGACCGTCTTGACGTAGTTTGAGTGCGGTATCACGAACCCACATTCCTATTGCAAATGATATAACCAAGTCGTCATTATATCCCGTTTGAGCTTCTGCTCTTCCACCGTTCCAAATAAAAACAAACATTTCTTCAGCTAAACGGTTTGATTTGATAATTGGAGCACGTTCCCTGAAATACATTTCATACTTTGAAACAATGAGTGGTCTTGTCTTTGAACTGTTTGTAAAACCAGGAACCATTTGTGATTTATCTTTGAGATCGTATCCCTTCGGTATATGTACTGCTGGGTCTGTGTAACCATCCTCTCTGTACGTGTAGTAAAGATTTGGATAACCTCGGTCAATTATTTGTTGGATTACAGCCCAACCTATGTTTGCGTTTTCAACCACAAGTAAGGCATCATTGTATTCAGTTGCAAGTGAGACAAGAAGATTACCATATGACTTTGTATCTAACTTACCTTGATACTCTGCAACTTGTTCTATATTTTCTATATCAATTACGTGAAACGCAGAATAGTCCTTACCGTCACCACGTGCAACATCAGCACATATCATATATGTTTTGTTAGGGTCTGGATCATCCCATATCCACAGACCACCCTCAGCACCTCTTTTCTCTCTTGGTTCACAAACATATGTTTTCTGATACCAGTCAATTGTATTACCATCAACGACGGATTGACCGGATGACAGAAAATCGCCGTCGCATTCCTGCGCCGCAAGAGTTGGACCAAGAATATTATCTTGTTGATCTCTCCAAGCTTGATCACGTTCTGGATGAACCGTCCAGTGGAGAAAGATTGGATTGAACGTATTCTTCCCTGTCTTTGCACTGACCCACTGTTTGTGATAAAAATTACCAACCCCATTAGGTGTGGAGTTGATTATTGTACTACCGCCAGTGTTGATTGTAGACTGTGCAGATGCCCAAATTTCCTCGATGTTGTCAATGAAGGCGGCCTCATCAATAATAAGAAGAGAAAGAGCTTCCGAACGAGCGGCATCACTAGCCGCAGATACAGCTTTTATCTGTGAACCATTCTTAAAACGAAGTGAAAGTTTGTTATCTTCAATTACAGATGTCTTTAGCCATGATGGAAGATTATCATACATGACTCTCGCCTTTGTAACAAGATTTTTAGCAGTTTCTTGTTTTGTCGCAATGATAAGAATATTTTGATCTGTTTGAAACAACATCAACCAAAGAGAATATCCAGCGATAAGAGTTGAAATACCTAACTGACGTGACTTCAAACAGATGTTGTATCTTTTATCTTGAAAGTCACGAAGTACGTCTTCCTGAAAGTCCCATAGTTCAAATAGAATTTTACCACGAATGGGATGTTGAATCTTACCATACTTTTTCATAAAGTATACTGGGTTAGCAGCACACTTTACATATTCTTCTTTGATTATATCACGTAATGAACTATTGTGTTGAACCATTATAAAACCAGACCCAACAAAATGATTGTTGCAATTGTTGCACCACCACCAAACCACAACCATTTATTATCATACCATTTTGGCATGAGTATATCAATAGTTTCATAAAGTTTCTTATTTTCGTTTTCCATTGTACCTATAACTTTTTGACGATTATCGAGTTGTTCTTGAAAAATACTAAAGCGTTGTTTGTAATCGGTAATGGCAGTGTCTTGTGCAACTATAATCTTACCCTGCCAATAAATTGTATCCTTTTCCCATTGGATTGTATCTTGTAGTCTTTGAATTTTATTTGATAGTTTTAGAATGTTAGCCTTTGGTAAACAAACTACGGAGTCTTTCGATTGTGCGTAAGAAAATGTGTTGACAAGAAAGAATAAAATTAGTAATATCCATGGCATCTTAGTCCTTTATGAAATCATTTAAAAAGTTTAAAGCAGAATCAACATCTACAATAGTTGGTTTTAGTTTTCGTCTGATTGGAGGATTCTTCTTCAATGTGTTAATTATATACTCATCGTCTGCAATTTTAGAATCTAATTTACTAGCAACCACAAGTAGGCTATCATACTTCTGATGATATTTATCCACCTCTATGCGAAGTGAATCTGCAATTCTCATGTTTTCAGTTACTTGATCATCTACTAACATAGAGTTGTAGATTGCAAAACCGATACCACCGAACATAATAATACCAAAAATTATGTTCACAATAAGTGGTTTCATATTATTTTGTAGGATTAGTTGAGACCATTTTTGCTTTACCACGACCGGTTGCTCCTTTCTTACGTTTTCTTGTGACTGCACTTTTCTTTTGTTTTGATGACATATCAGCTGCTTTACCGACAGGAACACATTTTGGATAAGCTCTCTTACCACCTTTTCTAGCCTTTGTTCCAGCGGATGCACCACATGGAGGGTGTCCACCTGATTTTGTTTTTCGTGAAATATCAACCCAATTTTGACGGAACCATTTAGTTAAACCACCGCTGGGTTTCTTTCCTTCAATTAAATAATTCTTGACGTATTCACGAATTATTCTTTTAAGTATTGTTTTATTTTTTTCTGTTAGTGTCATACAGATAAATATACAAAATTATTGCAAATTAACAAAATTTGTCATCTTTGTAAATATTTGATTCCCAAATGGATTGGAATCTTGACGTGGTTCTGTAGTTAAAAAGAAATCTATTTTTTGAAACTTTTTACGGAGTCTTCCGTTAAAATACTTTGTTGTATAGTCATTAAAATAATCGAGTATATCATCCAATATACTTTCATACGGTGACTTCATCAATAATAGGCCACGTTGTTTGGGAGAAGTTATATTAAACGGAGTCCCGGCATAAATAGAGTTATTACTTTCAATTGTATCCGTAAATGTAAAAACACTTCTTGGAATACCTATTGATTCTGGCGGTTGTGAACTTCCTTTTTGTAACAAAAGTTTTGCACTGGAATTATTCATATATGCCTCTATGTAAAATTGATATTGTTTGTCACCATTATTCAACTCTAAAACTTGTTCTCGTAACGATACAATCAACTGTAAGTAATTACTTCGATACCCTTCTTCTCCTGTCCTCTGTCTTGAATCAACAAAGAGTTGTGGTTTAAACTTATTCTTGGAAAGTTTTTCTTTTGTTAAATTACCAAAATATTCTTGTATGATTGAGTCTTGATTGATGTAGATTTTATCTATTGGTGTTGCATCTAAACGTTGTCCTGTTTCAGGATCAGGACCATTATCAAATCCAGTTGTTGGATCAAAATTAGGATCTGTTCCAGTTCCACCACCAGCACCTGTTCCAGTTCCACCACCAGCACCTGTTCCAGTTCCACCACCAGCACCTGTTCCACCACCGGCACCTGTTCCAGTTCCACCACCGGCACCTGTTCCACCACCGGCACCTGTTCCAGTTCCACCACCGGCAGCCGCACCCGGACCAACATTTATTTTACCAGGTTCATCTGCATTTGGAATTCCATCTCCATCTTTATCGGAGTCTTGATTGTTTGGTATACCATCACCATCAATATCATCGTCTAGATAATCAGAAATACCGTCTCCATCCGTATCTTGATTTTTAAGTAAATCAGGTACTTTTAATGAAAGTTCTGGTAGACTCAATAATCCAACCCAAGGCAAAACCAATGGTATAGGTGAAGGGATGGCTGGAACAAGTCCTGAATAAGTTCCAGCTACTGTTAGTTGATGTGCAATCAAAGCATTTGTAAATGCAGTTAGTGTATCGTCAACATCAGTGAGATCATTGAATACTTTCTTCAATGCTTTATCAAATCCAAAGGGAACACCTGGAAAAAGAACTTGTACTCCTGAAGTTGGTGCAATCATAGGTGGCATCGGAGGAATTGGAATAAATCTTGAATTTATCCAATAAAGACAAAATCCATTTGCCATTAAAGTAAATCCTGGTTCCACAAATGGATCAGGCAGTTTTTGTGTAAGTCTAAAATTAAGTTTTAATCCAGATGACAGAAACTTTTTTAGAGTTTCTTTGTCACCCTTTATTAATTTTGCACCAAAGAAAGGAGCGGTGTCACCGATATTGGAAAGATGATATGCCTTTGATATCTTATCAGCAGCGTCATCTAAATTATTTACAGACCAAGTATTCCAATATGGACGTAACAGTGATTTGAATAATTTAACATTCATGATTATAATTTATCAATGGCACCTTTACCAGATGATGGCCAACCGAAACGGCATGACCAATATCTTGGAGTTATTCTATCGTTTGCAGTGTGACATTTATGTCTTGCACGGAATGACTTTCTACGTGATGGGTTTGATTTTTTGATCTTCATCGTTTTTTGTCCACCTTCACCTCTGTGACCAAAATTTACTTTTACAATATTTCCTTTTGAATTTTTTACATAAACAGAAAACTTCTTTGGACCACCTGGTGTTCTAAATGGCTTTCCGAGAGAAACTTTACGTCCACGATATTCGGCTTCACCCAAAATTTCTGTTCCACCTTCTTGAATACCAAAGTGTAATTTGTATATTTTTCCTTCACAGTTTGTTGAATATCCTTGAAGACGATATACGGGATTTTTAATAGTTACAGATTCATTACTATAACCACCACCAGCGGCTTTGTATGCCTTGACAAGAGCACCTGAGGCATATGCACTTGGCCATACCTTAAACTTTTTCTTTATACGTGATTTTACACTACTATATAATTTTTTATTTGTTGGTACAGCTCGTTCTATTAAAATACTCATCCACGTCTCCTTTGTCTTGGACTTTCTTCTTCCCATCTGTTTTGAGGTTCTTCACAAGATTCTTCTTCTGATGTAGTTTTTGTTCCAAACTTTTGACCAAATTGTTCAGAGGCGACTGAAAATAATCCACCCATAACAATCCACATAAAACCTTCAAATATGAATTGTTGAATTTCTTTACCCATAAAAATACTTGCCCACGTCATAAAAATCATTACAACGAAAGACAAGAATAACATCGTGCGTTTGGATGATAAACCACCACTTACTCCGCTAAATATTTCACGAATTATTTTCATTCTGTTCAACTTCTTCTCCAATATTACCGGCAAGATCTTTTTCTAATTTCTCAATAAAGTCCTTGCGGAAGTTTTCAAATTCATCTTCAATTTTTTGTAAAATTTGTTCTTTTGTTACACCAGTATTCCACTTCTCAGCGTCACCGAATGAGTTTGCAAACTCCACTTTTGAAAGTTCCTCGGCTATAAGATTCTTATCTTTTTCAGCTTCCTTCAACCAAGATAATGAATTCTGTCTTATCTTTTCCTTTTCGTACTCACCCCATTTCTTTTCCAATTTAATTTTATGTTCCATTTCCACCACACAATCAAAACACATACCGTGGATCGCCTTCATCTTTTCATCCAATCTCTTTGGTATAGTACAAGTACAAACTTCTCTACGGCAATTCGTAAATGTATTTAAATATGAATGTAGCTCCTGTTGCCATTGTTTTCCAAGCTTTACAGAATATCCTTCTTTTTGTTCCCATTCATTTCCATCTACATCAAACCACTTTTCACCAACTATTCGTGTAACCTTTGGTTCTTCACTTGGAACATATCCAAATTGAAGTTTATTTTGTTCTTCGTGAGTACCTGCAAGAATACTTTTTACATCCTGTATGCTATTAATTTTAATTTCCGCCATATACCACCAAATTAAATGAAACTATATCTATATCTATTATCCAAATTTAAAATAACCAAGTAATTGGTTTATTGGTGCAAATACACCTGTCAATTTATATGTCTTACCGTTAAAGTTAAAAACAATTCCTTCAAGTGGTACGATTGATTCTATTCCACCAGCTGCTTTTATTCGTTTCAATTGTGTATTTAAAACTTTTAAATCGTCAACATTGGTCGAAGATGATAAAGTTTCAATTGCTGTTTCAACATCAGTTCGTATTTTTTGAGTTGTTTTCTCTGGATTAAGTGCCATTACGTCACTTACATTTTTAAGAACTTCTGCTCCAAATTTTAATACTAACATTTCAAATGGTTGAACATTTTTCTTTTGTTGGTCTTGGAGTTTTGTTTTATCAACTTCCTTTGACCAGTTTAGAAATTCCTGATTTGGAATATTCTTAGAATTTAATGAGAATGACTTATCATAAAATGCCCATCTTTTTACAAGACCTTCTATTGTTTTTTCTTCAATCTCAACACCTAATCTTTTAACATTTGTTTCAATGTATTTTTCCCACCACCGTTGATGCCACAGCCCAAGAGTATCTGTGTCTGTACAATTCATTTTATTTTGAAGTGTTGTTAAAGAATTTACAAAATATTTTAATTTTTCTTTAAAATTCTTTGACTGACCAATCGTAAGTTTTTTTGGTTTTGCAATACTAAATGTTTTTTGTGTATCTGCATTTACTTGTTTAATCATACCAGCAATAATTTTTGCATACTCTGGGTAATCTTCTATTTTTATGCCTTCTTTATTATACAAAGAACTTCCGTGAAAAACAATATATGCACCGTCATAGTTTATAACATTTGCACTTTCAGGATACATAATTTCAAGATTCATCCAAGCAGTCCCATTCTTAAAAATCTTTTCTTGTTGTTTTTCCGTTAGATTTTGGATTGCTTGTTCTAAATCCGTAAACGCATAAGTAAAAGCTCGTTCTATTTCCCCACGTCCTGCAAATTTTGTTTGTATAGACTTGTAGTCCATACCACCTGATTTAATATCGCCCTTATTTCTAGCGGCATATAATTTACCTTTCTTGAAAGTAATAAACAGATTTTGACCATCTAACTTTTCAGATGGGTCACCTGTTGTTGTTATCTCACCAGAAAGACCAAGACGAAACATCTCTTTCATATCACCAAACGTAAGACCCATGTCTTCAAATGGATGAGTCATGTGTCCTGCAACTCCGCCACAGGTTAGTAATTGACGTGTATCTTCTCTAGCAACTTCTTCAAACACTTTATCCCAAAATTCACGTTTTACAACAGAAATTCTTTTTGATTTTTCTTCTTTAACATCTGGTAAAAGATTAATGTTAAACTTTTTTGCAAGTTGAACTATCACAGGAATAAGTAACATTGTACCTGGAATCGGAATTGCAGCGATTGCACCAAGTCCAAGTAATTTTAAGTTATCTTTCATTTGTTTTTGGAAGATTTCTTTTTCATTTTTAGAAAGTGTTTTTGTCTTTATAAACTTTCTAATAAGAGGAAGTAAATCTTTTGTATCACCATATTCCTTTTTAAGAATATTAAAAAACATTTGTATTTGAACCTCTGTCATATTTGATAATACACGGAACCATTCATTTATTTCTTCTTTTAGATTACCACGATTTGTGTTCATCTTTTTGATAATCATGTTAAAAAGATCAGCGTCAAACCAACCCATAATATCTGTAAATCTTGATTTTAATTCCGATAATTTTGCTTCTCGGTCACCAAGTGCCTTACGAATATTTGTTCCTGACATCTCACCAAATGATGGTATATTATATGAAATATGTGGTGCATAGACGTAATAAGCATATGGATTATTTATGTCTTTGTATGTAATTGAAGTAGTTTTATTATACTTCATTAATCGTTTATACCCTGATAGTCTACCAGCGTCTTTTTCACCAACCATGTAAACTATAACAGTTTTTTGCGGATCAAATTTTTTCAATAGTTCTTGTGGGTTATACGGACTTACTACTTTAACAACATTTTTAATCCCGTGTTTATTTATAATCTTCTTCTTTTCTTGAAAGTTAAACGGTGATCGTTGTGGGTCTGTCTTATCAGATGTTACAACATATGTATTTTTTTCACCAAATTGTTTAGCTAACCAATCATAAACATCTTTATGATGTCTACCCATCGGTTGAAAACGACCAGGATAAATAGCAATGATAGTTTTATCATCCAAATTATCCTCTGAAAAAAGTTGGAGTTTTAATTCTTTGATTATTTCTTCTATAAGTTTGTTCATATTTTTTATGGTTTATCTGGCCAAGTTATACTAAAGGAATTTTCTTGT